GATAGGTGTAATGAGGTTCATGCCTCCCCTAATGGCTATTTGGACCTGTGGGCTCGGGAGCATTACAAATCCACCCTGATCACTCTGGGGCTGACCATCCAGGACATCTTGGCTTCCCACGGCGAAGACCCTCTGGAGCGGTTTGAGGGTGCTGAGCCGACCTTTGGCATCTTTTCCCATACGAGACCTATCGCTAAGGGGTTTTTGAGGCAGATCAAAGGTGAGTTTGAGCGGAATATGCTGTTAAGGGACTGGTTTCCTGATGTATTGTGGGATAATCCAGCCCGCCAAGCTCCTAAGTGGTCTGAGGACGACGGGATTGTGATGAGAAGAAAGAGTAACCCCAAGGAATCCACCGTAGAAGCATGGGGGGTCGTTGACGGACAGCCCACCTCTAAGCATTTCTCTGTTTTGGTCTATGACGACGTAGTGACCCTGGAATCGGTTACCGGTACGGAGATGATCCAGAAAACCACGGATCGTTGGGAAGTGAGCCTTAACCTCAATACTGACGGTGGGGTCAAAAGGTACGCTGGTACCCGTTATCACGACGCTGACACCTATGGGGTGATGCTGGAAAGGGGCGTAGCAATCCCCAGGATCTATCCAGCTACCAAAGACGGCACCGCAGACGGAGAGCCGGTCCTGATGAACCCGGCTACGCTGGCTGAGAAGCGGTTGAGCATGAGTCCATTTAACTTCTCCTCCCAGATGCTCCTTAACCCAATTCCAGACGATACTGCCTATTTTCAGCAAGACTGGGTACAGTACTACAACGAACTGCCCGAGTTAGTGACCTTCTGGGGTGCCTCGGACTACGCAGTGACCTCGGCAGGAGGCGATTACACCGTTCATGGCGTCATTGCTACGGATGTGGACGAAAACATCTATATAGTAGACTGGTGGCGTAAGCAGACCCACACCGAAGAATGGGTCGAAGTGTGCATTGATATGGCCCAAAAGTGGAAACCCAGGCTGTGGGGAGAAGAATCAGGACAGATCATCAAAAGCATTGGACCCTTTCTGTCCCGTAGGATGAGAGAACGCAGGGCCTATTTCACCCGTGAGCAATTTGTTCCTACCAAAGACAAATCTACCCGCGCCCAATCCATCCGAGGCCGCATGGCAATGGGTAAAATCTTCTTCCCCCGCGAGTCGTTTACACAAGATCTTGTGTCGGAACTACTCAGGTTCCCCGTAGGTAGACATGACGACCAAGTTGACGTACTTAGCTTATTTGGTATAATGTTAGAGAAGTTCTATGGACGAGGCGCACCCAAGCCAGTAGAAAGCCACCCCGTGAACCACGGCGCGGTTGTCTTGAGCCAGTTAGACAACATGGGCAATCCGAAGGGACGCTATGAAGCCGGATAAGGTAAAGTTTTGGCGGCAGGAGATGGTCATTCTCGACAAGCTATACGATACCCGTATGGCCGAATGGCAACAGACCGCCGATCTCTACGACATGAAGTTCAAGAAGCAGATCAGAGACCTCGACCCCGAGGACTTGGTTAAAATACCCCGTTTTTATCCCCTCGTCAGACAGATCATCGGCACTATAGCATTTAACTACCCCAAATTGCTGTTCAAGATAGAAGATGATGAAGGCGATACGGGCCACGTAGAGGTTTTGCAACGCGCCTCTGCTGCTTTGATGGAGTTGATGAGCGCCAAGCCCCACATCCACCAAGCGATCTTTGATGCCCTTTTCTGCGGCGTAGGCTGGCTCCGCAACGACTTCAACCCACCCGGTAACGAACTCATACCCCCCTATATAGCTAACGACGCTATGGAAGAGGACTTAACCGCCCTCTCCCGAGTCGCCCCCGGCTTTGTCCAACTCGATCCTTCTTGTCCGCCCCATATGTTTGGCCATGCTGCTTATATAAGAGAGCGCATGTGGGTGCCGTATGAATTTCTAATGGAAGAAAAAGGCATCCACAACAGAGACCATATCAAAGCCTCTGGCGGAGAAGAAGCAACAAAGCTGGGCTTCGGTGAGCCGATGTACGATGACGGCAATAGCCCCTCTGCCGAAGCGGCCCGAGACAGCATTAAGAATCGTGGCCATGTGCTGTTAGACCGCTTCCACGACCGCTGGGGGAAGAAGCTGATTACCTTCGCTGAAGGTGTCATGGAGCCGATTAAAGAGGAAGACCACCCCTTTCGTAAGCTGGTATTCGATCAGGAAGTGGACAGCCAAGGACAGCCGATATTCGACGACAACGGCGAGCCTACTATTGACGTAAACAAGGGCACAGAGGGCACTGGATGGCTGGTTCAGAATGGATTTCAGTTTATACCCGTGAAGTTCGATCTCCACCCATCCTCTTTCTACCCCAAAGCCCATCTGAAGTATGTGGAGGACATGCAATTCGGCATTGTAGAGTCAATGTCTCGCCAAGCCTCCCTTCTCAAGCGCACCTCCCGCCAAGGTGTCGTGAACAAAGACGAGTCATTAGCCAACCCCGGTCTCAAGGAAGCCCTGAGAAAAGGCGTAGACGGCGAGTACCACGACGTGTTGGACGTAAACAACATCCGCCCCCTCGAAAACAGCTCCGTGCCGCTTGACCAACTCGGCTTTGAAGACCGCCTTCTGATGTACGAGGAAGAAGTAACCAGAGTCACCGAGTTGGGTAAAGACGGCCCCGTTAGATCCGCTACTGAAGCCGCTTTGATCGGCGCAGCCGTTGCTGTGAACAAGGAATGGATGGAAGTAGGGGTGGCCAAGGTCTATGAGGATGTTGTGCGTAATTCGTTCCAGATCATGGGAGACCCTCGCTTTACCCCTGATAACTTCAAGGTCAACGTTGCCCCTGACGGCTTTGCCCGCGTCTCCAGAGCGTTACGCGCTGCTGATTTCTTATGGACCTACCGTATAACGGTTAAAGCGGGCTCCATGAGCCCGTTGTTTGCCCAGATGCAGCAAGAGCGCTTCCTGCAATTCTATGACAGGACATTAGGCAGCCCCAACTTCGACCGCATGAAGATGGATAAGTTGATGTCGATAGCCTTTGACACTGACCCCGACACGGTGATGATAGAAGACATCAACGAAGACGCCCGTCGCCTCGCAGAGTTGGAGAACGAAGGTGTTATTACAGAATTCAAAGCGCCTCTCATTGAGCCAGGACAAGACCACCGATCCCACATCAAGACCCACGAACAATACCAAAGCGACCCCCTTTACCAGCAATACCAACAGCAAGCACAGCAAGTGGACTTCCAAGGCAACGCAGCCACCCAATCGGCCCAAGCGGTCCAGTTTATAGACCAAACCATACAACAGCACATACAAGAACACGCCGACGCTGAACAGCAAGAAGCCACCTTGTCGGTAGGCGGAGAAGCCCCAGCCCCACAAGCAGCGGACCTTGGCGAGCAGATACGATCCAACGCCCAAAACATCTCACAGGTAGTTACAGCAGAGACCTTGTATCAATGAACGAATTAGCCGCTGCGGGATGGTTTATTAAAGTGATGTTCGATGGCAAATGGCGCTGTTGGCTGTCTTGGCGTCAAGGCGATTTGCCGCACAAAGAGTCGTCAGGTAAGTTCAATACACTGGCTGAAGCTGAAGCATGGCTTGCTGCTACGGCCGCTGATTGGGAGTTTGAATAATGCCGAATAAGAAACCGACCATGAAAGACATAGCCTTGGCCACTATAGAGCTTGGTAGGGCTACCATCTGGGGGCCTAATGACGAGGCTGTATATATGTACACCCAGGCCCAGCTCGATTTAATCAAAGCGGCCCTATCGAAGTGATACGTCTTTGGAGTTACGAGGACTGTAGCTGTGGCAAGGCGCACCAGAGCGTCCCTATCACATCTCCCAAGATCCCCAAGACCATCAAGTGCGAGTGCGGCAAGCGGATAGGCTGGGGCGTTACCAGAACCAACGGTATCCATGCCACCCTATCCACCATGAACTACGGCAGGTTTGACCCGCAGTTCGGCTGCGTAGTAGAGAGCTACGGACACAAAAAGCAGCTTATGAAGGAACTTGGCCTTATAGACATAGGAGGCCCAGAGAAGTTTGACGACATCGAAGCGGATGGAGAGAGGATGCGCCCCGGCACGGAAGCTGACCCTAGTATTGTGAGGGCTGATTCAATGGAGGAGATCATGGGGCTCATTCCCGAAGACCAAATTGATAGGAAGCGTACAGGCAAAGAAGGCAGACCCATGTTAGACTGCTTTACCAAACTCTAAGGAGAGTATCATGTCAGAAGCCGTTGAGACTGAATCTGCGGTCGAAACCGGACAAACATCTGCTGGCCCTGAGAGACTCGGTGACGGGATCTACTCAGACACTCCAGCGGGTGTCCCATTCGAGCCCGAAGGCAACTCAGTAGAGACGGAAGTACAGGAGGAGGAAACGCCTGCTCCTGTTGAACTTGACTCTTTTGAAAAGAGCCAAGGGTATTTACGACACTCAGACTACACCAAAAAGACGACTGAGAACTCGCAACGCAATACGATTCTTGATGAAAGGGAGCGCAGCTTAGAGATAAGAGAGCGCAATCTACAACCTCAAGAATCCGCTGCCCAGCCGCAGACCCAGCCGTCTCAGTATTCGCAGGCCGTTTCGCAGGCACTACAGTCACCCACCCTAACGGCAGAGGACCGTGCTGGATTGCAGTTGTTTGGCAATATGGCACAGGATCTGGAGCAAACCAGAGCACAACTTGCTGATTTGCAGGCTCGCCAAGAGGAGTTTGAGCCCCGGTTCCAAGAAACTGCCAACAGTGTTTATCAACTGAGTGAGGCCCAGGTATCAGTAAGAGCGGCCGCAATCAAGGAGCAGGTGACTGAAGCACAGGAGTCGTTTGGCGAGGAAGCGGTAACGTTGTCCAATGATTTCATTCATAGGAACTACGGCGCTACCAACCCCGCCACCGGTAAGGACTACACCATACCCGAACTGGTTGCCCTGGCAACTGGGAAGACAGCAGAGGAAGCCACTGCGGCCCGTGAGAGATCACGGACAAGCCGTCAGGCTGCAAAGCAAGGTATAGCAGCACGTACCTCGCCCTCTGGCGTTGCTCCCAAGTCTGGCAAACTCTCCGAACGTGACGCCGTAGCTGAAATAGCAGCGAATATGCGGAGGTAGTACATAAGAGGACACAATGGCACAGACACTTTCAGAAGAACTCGACAGTCACTGGTCAAGCACAAGCAGGGTGATGGATAACGAATCCCCCGAAGACAACTTCTTCGAGGACTATCCTACCGTTAACGCCCACAAAGAATCCGCCAAGCACCGTGCAGGCGGCCGCGAGATCCAGGTTATTCTCGAAAGCGCCGGTAATACGGCACAGTCGTTCGATACCTACGATCCGCTCAACAAGACCCCGATCAATCCGTTTGAGTCCGCTCGGTATAAGTGGCGTTACTACGCTGTGCCGGTCATTCTCTCCGACACTGATCGCTGGGAGAACAGCGGCCCCCAAGCTATCTTCGATGAGATGAAGGCCCTGCAGAAGAACTCAATGAACAGCCTTTTGAAGGCTATCAACGAGGACTTCTACACCGCTCAGACGGGCAAGAACATGCTCGGTTTCAATGACATCATGGGCGCGTCAACAGGCGCTACCATCGGTGGCATCGACTCCAGTTCCAGCACCTTCTGGGAGTCGCAGCGAGATGCAACGGCCAAGACGTTCCTAACACAGACCACTACCAATGTCTTCGACGGCATTGACAAGTGGAATGACGTTATGGACCTGTGTCACACTCAGGGCGGACAGATCAAGAAGATGTACACTACGTGGAGTATCGCGAAGGCGTACCGGACTGCTCTGAGTTCTCAGGGTTACGCTCGGACCACGACTAACGATGCTAAGGGGATCGGCGGCTCGCTGTCTCCTGCTTTCTACCAGGCCGACGTTGTTGCAGATAACGACTGTACCGCGCTGCATACGTTTTTCGAGAACACCAACCACACTAAGCTAAACGTACTGTCTAAGGCGAACTTCAAAAAAACGCCTTTCACAAGCCTCCAGCCTAACGGCCAGATGGCTCAGTTGTGCTACGTAGTGGCAGGTGTCCAGCTCACAACTAACAACAGACGCCGCAGTGGTGTCGCAACCGCCATTACTGGCTCGTAAGAGAGGTTTCTGATGTCTGATTTCAAGATGATCGGTGCCCTGACATTTGACCAGGGAATCGCTGTAAGGTCCACCACGCAGAACGCCCCTATTGGACAGGAAGTTCAGGCTCTCGATGCGGCTAGTACAGGCTACGGAGTAGGGACTTTCGTGTATGCTAAAGGAGTGGCTTCCACTGCAGTTGGATCTTGGGTTACAATCGCAGACAACCACACTACGGCTCTGGCGGAGGCGGATGGCGTAGGCCAGGTTGCTCTGGCTATGTCTGCATCTGTAGCGAATGAATATGGATGGTACCATATCGT